GAAATTTTCAGTCAATGGTCTATATTCATAAACTGGATGTGGACCAAGGTGACCCGCTTTCTCATGCGAAACTCGGCGAATCCAACAAATCCTCTTCAATATCTTTTGGCTTACATCATTCAATTTGCCAGGTTTTTCTATAATCAGATATGGTATTTCATAGCTCTGTTTATCGTTGCGTGGTATTTAAAGAAAAAGATAATCTATAAATGAAATGACCATTTGTTCAAAATTAGAAGATAAGCCTCGTCTCGTATTACAAGGTTGTCGTGCTAAAAATGTAGAAGGAACTAAAGATAAATCTTCCGAAGATTTCGTCCCTGGACCAAAGAAACAAGCGTTTTGTAAAATTCACAATATTAAGAGGTTTGGCAAGTGTTCAAACATGCGATGCACAAAGTATGCATGTGTTACTGCGCATATACGCTTATCTGGAGATAAAAATGTATACGTTACTCCATTATGCTCATCATGTAATAATCATAACAACAAGAAGTGGTTTCCCTTAGAAACATATGCGCGAGTCATCAAATTGATACGTGTGCGAACTGTTTTTCTTAATAACCCAGTAGTTAATAAAAGTGTAGATCATATACTTAAAGAAAAGAATCTATAGATGAATACCAAAAACATGAATACCTTAGTTGTTCAGAAGATGCATTCTGATGCTATGTTACCGACCCGGGGCACAGAACTTTCTGCGGGCTATGATCTGTATGCCTGCTCGGACTGCGTGGTCCACGAAGGCAAGAGGTTCGTGGTTCCCACGGGGATCCGAGTCAAGATTCCTGGGGGATGCTATGCCCGCATCGCCAGTCGCTCGGGACTGACCGTCAAACATGGCATCGAGGTGGGTGCCGGTGTCATCGACCGCGATTATGAGGGTGAACTCAGGGTTGTTCTTTTCAATCATGGAAACAGACCGTTTCATATCAAGCAGGGTTATCGTATCGCCCAGTTGATTCTGGAGCGTTACGAGCATTGTGACCTTGTTGAGGACCCGGAACTGTATCCACAAATTCCCATTCAGGATCCTCCGGTGGCTCCCGATCCGTCAGAATTACCAGATCCTCAGTTGACCGCCAGGGGCGTGGCAGGTTTTGGTTCCACTGGGGTTTAAACAAAAAACACTATATTAGTTAAATGACGTTCTTTCCTGCACTTTATGGCAAAGATGCCAATGGAAAGACTCGCATTTGGCAAGTTGAGGTCGTCAACGGAATGATTAGACGAACCACAGGTCTTATCGATGGTAAAAGATCCGTGACGGAACGCCCTCCAGATGCCAAACGCAAGACTCCCATCGAGGAGCAAGCCGCTCAGATGTGGCGAAAACAGGTCAAGTTGGGGTACATGGACAATATTCAACTGAGGTCCGAAGTTGTCCTCAGACCCATGCTGCTCTACTCGTTTAGTTCGAGGTCCTATGGAATTGATGGTGACATTCGCTTTCAGCCCAAGTTGGACGGTGTCAGGATGCTCGCTGGATTTTCGGGTGGTGGACTATTGCTTCAATCCAGGAATGAACAGAGGATCGAACATTTGACTCACTTGGAAAAGGCTTTGGAGGGAAAGTTGGAGGAAGGTGAGTTCTTGGACGGTGAACTCTTCTGCAAGGACTTGGATTTCGAACAGATCACCAGTGCTGCTAGGGGTTCAGAAAGTCCCTACGCACCCAAACTGGAATTTCACTGCTTTGACTACTTTCGCCTAAGTAAGTTGGAGATGCCCTTCATGGAACGCTATGAGAGGCTCAAGGAAATTATCAAGTCAATCAATCATCCGATGATCAAGATTGTTCCAGCCTATCAAGGGACCGCCAAGGATGCTGACAAATATCACGACAAGTTTGTGGCAGAGGGTCACGAGGGTGTGGTGGTGCGCGTGGCCGAAAGTCCCTACTTGCTCAATAAGCGGTCATCCCAGTGCATCAAGTACAAGAAGATGATGACCGAGGAGTTTGAAATCGTGGGCGCCGAGGAGGCAGAAGGCAAAGACCGTGGGACGCCCATTTGGATCTGCGAGACCAAGGACGGTGACACATTCAAGGCCCGACCCAAGGGAACCATGGAAAGTCGAAGGGAGTTGTGGAAAAACCGAGGCAAGTTGATGGGCGAGATGCTCACCGTTCAATTTCAGGGACTCACCCAAGACGGCGTCCCTCGCTTCCCCGTGGCACTCGCCGTAAGAAATTATGAGTAATATTAATATAATGGTTTCACCAGAACAATTACATAGTCTCAGATTGTCGCGACCAAATCTCATGCTAATTCATGTAGGTTCACAGAAGCATTTTCAGAATTGTAGACTTCCGAATTCGATCAACTTTCCCATGGCGGAGTTTGATCGCATCAATGCCATCCTTGCCGGTGAAAATGACCCCAAGCGGATCGAAAAGAGGTCCTACGAGGAAAAGGTGCTTCGGGAGCGCTCCGATCGCCTGTTGCTGGCGCGGGGCAGGGTGATCACTGCAACCGACGATGCCAACAATGCTCGAATAGAAGAGAATAGCGCAAGAATTGCTTTTGAACAAGTGAGACCGTTGAAGAATATCGAGCCCCTGGAATTTGCCGAGAAGTCCAAGAAATTTGAAGACGCAACCAAACTGAAGATCAATAAAGAGACCGAATTGGAGAGGGCCTTTCGCATGTATGATGTTGAAGTCGCCAGACAGAATGAACCCATCGTGATGCCGACGACGAAGTCTGAGACGCCAAGTGAACCACCTCAAAAAACTGAAAAGGTAACTTACTTGGATGTGGAAAAGCGAGGGGAAGGACTTTTCTCCGGAACCGGTCGAACATTTCCTGGATTCGACCAAGCCATAGTACTTTACGGAAACAACAAACAGTCACTGGTTGCCAAGATGGCCAAGGTTCACATGAACGAATATGGGTTCACTAACATATTTGTCCTTGAAGATGGTCTGGAAGGGTGGAGGGACAAGGGTCTCCCTGTGGAGGGAGATTGTGATGTGATGTTAATTAGAGAATACATTCGATAGTAAGATAAATGTCAGAAATCCGTGTTGAGAAGCATGGGTTCGTACGTCTTGTCGATACAATGCCGAGGGAGGATCTTGACCACGCCATAGTGCAAGCCGCCCGCGTTTCGTATGGAGAAGGCACAAAGAGTGTTCGGAGTGACCGCGGACTAATTCGCTACCTGCTCCGTCACGCCCACACAACCCCTTTTGAGATGGTGGACTTCAAGTTTCATATCAAAATGCCTATCTTTCTGGCTCGGCAACACATGCGTCATCGGACTGCCAGCATCAATGAAATTTCGGGTCGCTATTCGCAACTGCCCGAGGAGTTCCACGTTCCGGCAGAGTTCCGTGGCCAGTCCAAGGTGAACCACCAGGGGTCCGATGGAGTGTTGGATTCGCCCGAGTCCATGGTTCTGTTGAGGGACCAGAAGGCTTCGTGCGAACAGGCATTCGAGGTCTATCAAAGACTATTGGACCACGGAGTTGCCCGCGAGACGGCGAGGGAACATTTGCCTCTGTCGACCTACACCGAGTTCTATTGGAAGATCAATCTACACAATCTTCTTCACTATCTGCGTCTAAGGATGGACAGTCATGCCCAACCGGAGATCCAGTTGTACGCCAAGGCGATGTACGATCTCGTCAAACCACTGATTCCAGCGGTCGCCGAAGCCTACGAGGACTACATTCTTGGTTCTGTGACCCTTTCTAGATTGGACCTTGCGAAAATAAAGCAAAATCTTCTTGAGGGGGCGCATGAACCCTACCCTTCACAGAGTGAGGAACAAGAGTTTTTAGAGAAGCTCCGTGCTCTTGGGGTCGCCTAGACTTGTTCGGTGGTTTGTATCGCTCTCCGGGAGCAAGTTCACGGGGTTCAAATGTCTTGGGTAAAGAAATGACCGGTTTAGGTTTAGGTTCTTTCGGTACAACAACCTGTTCATCTTTGTCCTTTTCCTGCGAAGAAGCCGAAATGATTGTTTGAATCCTTTTCCATGTTTCTTCATCAAGTTCTCCACCTCCCAATTCATCTTCACGGAATCCGTAAGAAAGGTAGATCGCCATGCGTTCTTCAAACGTCTTTCCTTCGAGTTTCACGATCAGTTCTTGGCACTGTTTGTTTGTTATGACGTGATATTTGTGCAGTGGCATGCCACATCCTTCCACCGGACAGGGTGGATAGTAGCGTCGCGTGTTCGTGTCACAGCGTTTGTGGCATATTTCATCATTATTACTCAAGTGGACATCAAATTTATCAAGTATAATTTTATTACATATTGAACATTTTGTGAATGGAACGAGACCGAGACGACACTCGTGATGAACGTGGTGACCACAACGAACTTTGGCCTTGCAGACAAAAGGAATCTCTTTGTCGCAGATACTACACATTCTAAATATCTTCCACATCTTTTCTTTAACGCTTCATCACAGTACCACACATCCTGCAGGTGATGAATAAGGTCATCGGCTCGTCTGCAGATCGCGTCTGCTTTTCCACATAGGTAGTCTTCATGGACTTGCACTTGCCACACTTGAACATCCCGTCTTCGTATTCCTCAGGCCTCTTCTCGACCACTTCCTTCTTGGGTTCCTGATACCAAAGATCCCATATCTCCTTGGTGTCGAATGTGTTGGGCTTGAGTTCTCCACTCTTGATCCTGTCCAAAAACTTGGACTTGTCGTTGTTGCGAATCGCGTACACCAGTGATCGCATTCGACTTGCGTAGAGACGTTTGAACTCTGGATTCTTCCAGTTTGCTCGCGTGTCGTTCTCGCTGATGACTGTGGCGTTTTTGAAAGGATTGGGCACCTCGACCATGTAGTCGCTCAGGTTCGATGAAATGTGTTCCGAGATTTTGGCATGCTCGGCTTTGAGTTCGTCGTTCGCATGTTTCTTGTCCAAGAATGATACCCTTTCTGCACGCGTCCAACACTCCTTGGAGTTGATGTAAATATCGCGTTGCAACTGGACCAAACTTGTCATCGTGTCCCTGCGAACTTGTGTGAGTTTCTCGCGTATCTTTTCCATCTTGCCAAGACGACGCATGTTCAGAAGGTGTAAAAGTCTCTTGAGAATTCGTTTCCTCTTGGGGATATCAGGAAGGTCGTGGTATTCGTCTTCCTGGTTGATGAAGATCTTGGGTTTGAAGGAAGGTCGACGAATGAAGTAGCGTTCCAGTTTTTGGTTGATCATTGTCAGACCCTTCATCTCATTTTCCATCTCGTCAATGTCTTTCTTGACCAAAGTGAGCAGTCTGTTGAGTCGTACTCGATCCAGAAGTCTCTTGTTGACCTTTTTGATAGGTGGCGCAAAGGTTTCACCAACCATCTGGTTCTTGATCGCCAAAAGGCTTTCTTGTTTCTCCACCAGTGGTGTCTTGCGCTTTACCAGTCCACTGTCGGTGGTGTCGAATATGTAGTTCCTCTTGGCGAGATATTCCGTCCACACCTTTGAGTTGAACTTTTGGATCTCCCTCTGGTTTTCGTTCACGTCCCTTGGCTTCATTTGCTTGATGCACCAGTTCTTGGCACCCTTGCTAAGGTGGGTGGCCAGCGCATCTGCCTTGGTCTCGCTCACCAACCCAGAGTCAATGAGCGCGGTCGTCACGAGTGCGATGGATTTGGTCTCCATTGTGTCCCTTGGTTCCAATGCCCATTTGGGCATTGTTTTTCTCCCTGAATAATTATTTCAACTTCTTCACCTGGAGGGCTTGAGAGTTCTTATTGCGCCTGACTTCATTGGGATCCTGACCAGGTTTGGTGGCGCCTCCTGCCTTTTTGTAGGTCTTCTGGTGGAGGCTCCAGAATTGCTGAGATCCCACTCGGAAGTTCTGATGGATCTTGGCCTTGTACCAGAACACACAGTCCTCGATTCGGTTGGACTTGGACGTATTGTCCAGCACCAAAACCTCATAGTTTTCTGTGCACGCCGTCATCACCTGGTTGAACATATCGAAATTTGGGAAGATTCCGAAGAATGCCTTGTACAATTTTTCTCGGTTCTGGATTACATTTTCTCGAGCGATGAATACATAGTCCACGTTGGCGCGGAGGTCCGGACTGAGGTCCATGCAGTATTGCATCGTTAACATAAAGAAAATCTTCCAGTGGCGTCCGTTCATGAAACATTGGCGAATACAGGCATCCTTTAGGAACCGTCGATCGTACATGCAATCGTCCATCAGTATAAAGGCTCCAATATCTCTTGATGTCAGTTCCTGCTTCCCTGGCGGTGGTTTCATATTCACCATCTTCCTCTGCCTGTCGATGACCCTCTCTATGATGTCCTTGTCGTACTCACCGTAGATGAACAAGTCCGGAATGAACTGTTGATACCAGTGGTTCCCTTCTTCGGTTGCCGACATCACCACGCCCGCCGGGAGATGCTTTTTGTGATAGAGAATATCCGTCACCAACGTTGATTTTCCTGTGCCACGCTTACCAATAAACACGCATACCTTATCGTCGCCCATTGAAGCGGGGTTGAATTTTTTGAGTTGAATGTTCATATCTATTAGTCGTATGTATTTTTTGAAATCTTTTTTTGACACATCATAATAGTATGCGGCTTGCCGTCACAGGATACCAAGACACCTTTTTGACTGGAGACCCACAACAGAGTTTTTATCAAAAGGTGTTTACGAAAAGGGCTGGATACACGTCTGAGAACCTCCGTCTGGCCTTTGATTCGGATATTGGATATGGCAAGACATCGATTTGTACAATCGACAATGATACTTGTGACATCATAACGGCTTTCATAGTGAATTTCAGATTCGACGATTCTCAAACTGTTCCGCAGGATGCAGGGCACGCATTTATAGAGCGTGCAGAACTGGCAGTCGGTGGACAGACCATCGTGAGTTTGACTGGAGAATACATGGCGGTTGTGTCCGATCTCACGGACAGCCAGAGAACTAGAAACAGCAACAATTCCATTCTGAAGCGCACAGCGACACCCATAAGTTATGGAACGTCATCGATCACGAATCAATTCTTGGTTGAAATACCATTTTTTGGAAAGGGATACGAGAATTCATTTCCTTTACTGGCTCTGAACAGGCATACCATCGAAGTCAAGATAACACTTCGGACGCAAGCAGAGTTGGGAAGTTTTCCTGTACCCAATGTCGTGCTCGATCTACAGGCTGCCTATCTGAACGAAGAACATCGTCAATTCTTCCTTGGAAAACAATTGGACTATGTCATAACACAAGCGCAACTTGCCCGAGTCACATTGGGTGACCTAAATCAAATTCGCTTCAAAACTGAATTTGAAAATCCCGTCAAGGAATTCGTTCTGGTGGTTCAAAATGACTCTGGAACCAGGGGTGTGTTCGACTATAGTTCAGGCGCAAGTGCAATTTATGTGAGTTATTCCAACGACCAGGTGACCCGATGGCGACTATTCTTCAACGGTCAAATCTATTTTGACATAGATCAAATGACAATGAGAGCCATTCAACCCTATAATTATTACAGTCAGACGCCAAGTTATAAGACGAACGTATTTCATGTAGGCGAAGGAACCGTCAATATGAGCCGAATATCCAGTCAGATTTTCGAACTAACTCTTGTTGATAATAGCATATCGCGTAAAGCAAGACTCTACGCGGTAAACTATAACATTTTCCGCTGCCAAGGCGGACTCGGTGGAACTATTTTCGTCTAATCAAGTTTAATCTCGCGACGTTTCTTGTCAGACGTTCGCATCTTGAAGAACAGACGAAGCACACCATCCACGTAACTCGCCTTGTAACCCTCATCCGATACATCCACGTAACTGGGCAAATCGAATGAGGCACTTCGGTTCTCGCCGTAGCCGATGGTCACCTCGTGGTCGTCCGAAGAAAGCATGATGTGAATGTTGTCCTTGCCCACTCCAGGGAGGTGCATCTCAATCTCAAAACCTTCATCCGTGGTGTGGGTACGCTTGTATAGATATCTGTCAGCCATTTTAGTATTAAACTGCTTCTCCATGTTGGGAAGCTCATTCAGAACCTTGGACGTCGTGTCCAGAAGGTCATAAAGATCGCCATGCCGAAGAAAAGGTAAAAAAGCCATTGTACTTTATCTTGGAATCTTTTCTTTAATTATTTTCCACTCCTCCCAGTTCGGAGATCTCGTGTCCGCCACACAGACCTCAGCGATCAAGCGCATCGGCGTGGGATACACCGAATACACTTTGGTGTATGGGAAGAATGAATACAAGTGACTCAGGTGAGGCGTGTGCTTAATAGGAAGATCCTCAACTTCACATTCCCAGCCAAGTGAATGCAGTGGATCAATCTCATACTGCTTTCCGATCTTTCCGTATGGACTGAAATTTACGACATTGTAAAGTTTTCCAAGGTTGTCTGGGTCAGGAACGGTAGCGTGATTGGTTGAGATTGTGATGTGTGGGATGTGTCTGAACTTGTAGACCTTTGTCAGAAGACGGTGATTCAGTGGCACCAGCCAAACAGAATAACCATACATTACTATATATGCAGGATCTTTCTTTAAGCCAGAAGGCGGGAGTTGCCATCGCAGTTGCTCCGACAGTTCTGATGTTTGGTCCAATTCCAATCTTTCTGGCTTCGGGGGATTACTGGATGCGTCAAATAGTTAAACATAAACTCCAAGATAACAGTGTGAAGTTCAAGCCTAGGTAGCCTCTTATGGAGTGGATTGCCTGGGTGATTTCACATTGTTCTCCGGTAGCTCATTAGGTAGAGCGCAAGACTGTTAATCTTGAGGTGATGGGATCGAAACCCATCCGGAGAGTTTTTGTTGATCTGTAAAAATTACTTGTCAACAAAGTACCTGCGGGCCAGATAGAAACCGACCGCAACGATGAGACCGCTGACAGCCAGTCCGGCCATGCTGCGAGATCCATCCTTGGACATAAAGTTGGGAATGTAGATAGCCAACTTTGCCTGGACATCGGGATAGAAGACCAGAGCAACCAGTGCTGCAACGATAAGCGCCTCATACTGCTCCTTGGTCAAACCGAGAGGATATTTCTTCTCCTCTACCACCTGGACGGGAGCCGGGGCGGGGGCCGGAGGAGGCGTGGCTGGAGGCTGAGGTGCCTGAGGAGCCATCAGCATTTCGTGGGGAGCCACGGACGCCTGAGGTGGGATCACGGTGTGCATATCTGCCGACATCATATTGTTCATGGGCTCCTCATATTCGAGATCCGAGATGGGAGTGGAAAAAGCCATGCTACTCATCTGCATCGGTTTATCTTGCTGTTGAGTGTCATTATTTTTTCGCTCCAAAGCAGCCCTTTGTGCTTCGTATCCAGTGTCTCTGTCAGTCTGAGTTCCAGGCTTTGGAACATTCAGACCCGTCCCACCACCATTGTCAGGAATACTTGGGCTGTAGGTCAGAGGCGTACCACCACCTCCACTGGAATTCAAATCGTACATTTCCATTTCTATTATTGAAAAATAATCATTTGAGACGACACTGACGCATCTTATTGATGGCCCGTTGCTGATGCCATCTAACCTGGGTTGGTGCAATATTCAATATCTGTGCAATTTGTTCTACCGATAGTCTGTTTATGTAAAGGTACGATATGATTGCCCTCTCGCCATGAGAAAGACATGCCATGATATCTTCGACCTCCGCGAAAGATTCCGATTCCGATTCCGGTTCGGGGTTGTATACCTCGGCCACCGGTAGGTAGTCCATGGACTTCCTGGTCTTTTGAACATACCTTGACATGTATGACCTTATCCATGGATAAGCGTAGGTTGATAATTTAACTCCCTTGGATGGATCGTACTTGACAATCGCGCGGTGCAGTCCCAACGTCCCCTCCTGAATAAGATCCTTCCTAGAAATACCAGGTCGCTGATATCTGTAGGAAAGTTTATGAACCAACCCAAGATTCTGGTGCATAATCTCAGTCGTGGTCTTCATGTTTTTCTAGTTTCCGCCTTTTTTCTTTAAACGAAGATCGCCTTCCCACCGCGCAGACGAAGCACCAAGTGGAGCGTGGACTCCTTCTGGATGTTGTAGTCCGAAAGGGTCCGACCGTCCTCCAACTGCTTCCCTGCGAAGATCAACCGCTGCTGATCCGGTGGGATTCCTTCCTTGTCTTGAATCTTTGCCTTCACGTTGTCAATGGAATCCGAGGAATCAACCTCTAGCGTAATAGTTTTGCCTGTCAATGTCTTCACGAATATCTGCATCCTTAATATTAATCTCCAGAATTATAAATGATTGGCGTCGTCGCTTTAACTACCTTTTTGGTATTCTTCATTGAAGGGCTCGTGCATTACAATATTGGCAAGAATAAGTTGACCAAGTTACAGTTTCCTCAGGGTCGGGAAATTTTGCAGTGGATCTTCACGCTGACCTTCTTCAGTCTGCTGAACGGCGTCCTGGCATCCTACGCCGAGGAGGTCGTGTAACGTGAACTTCGCATGATCTTCCACAGAATGATGATAAGTATGGTTATAGTAATCATATGAATGATTGCGGTGCAAGTTAAATAGTAGGTCAGATGTAATCTGAGTGGTTTCCACAGACGCGTGTGTATGTCTGGGTGACTGAAAATCATTTCTAGCGCTTGAGTAGTTAAATCCTGTTCCTCCTCCTTGCTCATGGACAAGTTTCTTAAAACCAAAAAAGATAATATCTTTGATAAATGCGAGCCAGGCAAACTATTTCTAGTCAAGGGCTGGTCTACGGCACAAATTTGCAAGACCATTGGTGCGTCGGCGGTCTATGTGGGGACCGACACCCTGCGTTCTCAAAATGTCACCGAGAACTTTTTCGGTTTCATCGGATTCAGCAAGGCTGACATTGTCATGGATGATTCGTCTATGATCAAAAATGAGTTGCCCGGTTGGCGATGGATCCAACAGAATCGGATCAAGATTCACTCGAGAATATTCATACCTTGTGAAAACAACTTGGACACCATTCAAATTCAAGACAAAACCTTGGAACCGGAAAATAACAAAGAGGTCGTGGAAACACTCCACCAGAGAGACCTGTTCAAAACTACCAAGGAAATCATGGACGAAGTTCTAACCACCAAAGGAAAATTCAAGGTGAATGACTATCTCGGTATGCACATGGATGAACCTGGAAATCGCATGGGCATCGTGCAAGAAAATTATGTCCAAGCCAAAGGAATCACCATAGAAGAATCATCCGCGATTGCAGACCACCTCGTCGAAGCAGATTACTGGGATAATATGATGTATTCAACTATGTACAATGAACAAATACACGAACAATTTGTTTTGTCTGCGGTGATAAATCCATGTGCCATCATTCAAAATCGCATCCAAGACAATAAGATGGCGGCAGCCAGAGTGTGGACAAAGGATTTCAATATGCGTCTCAAGAAATCTTTGGAAAAACATTGGGTTCGTTCGGATCCAGATACTATGCAAGTTCTAAGACACAAACCCGAATTCATACCTGAATACTGTACAAACTCAAGTGGCATCCACTTCATCAATCAGACATCATTTGGAACAAAGATAAAGAATGATGTCCTGAAGTCCATCAAAGGTGTCTTAAAGGAGAGAGAGCAAGACTTTTTATAACAAGCATCATGAGGCGCCCCTATGCCAGAGATGACGAGTCCGACGATGGAAGTGATGCTGGGTTTGGTGGCGAGAACTACAACATTGACACCATAGGAAATGATATCCACTTCACAGGTGAAATATCTGATGAATCCATGCACGACCTTATTGTTCAGGTGAAGACTCTGGAAAGGAAACTTCTTAGTGTCAGGGAATACAAACCAAAGATTACTCTTTATGTCAGGAGCGATGGTGGCGACTTCTTTGCTGGTCTGAGTTGCATGGATCACCTCAGGAGACTCAAAATCAAGTTGGTCACAGTCGCGGATGGTTTTTGTGCCAGCGCAGCCACCTTCGTTCTCATGGGTTCCAAGCACCGAAGGATTATGCCTCATGCCCACTTGCTCATCCACCAACTTTCCACAGGCGCCATGGGAAAGTATGAAGAACTCAAGGACGAAATCAAAAATTGTGACAAACTCATGGAGACCCTGCGCAAGATCTATACCCAGTATACACAAATCCCAGAAGACAAATTGAACAAGTTGCTCAAGAAGGACATCTACTTTACCGCCGAAGACTGTGAACGGTGGGGGATTGCCAAAAATAATATGTGATATTTACAAATAAGAACATGAACATGAAGATGCCTAAGTTGTCTCAGCAGGCCATGATCGTCGCCTTCGCTGCCGCCCTCCCGGTGCTGGCCTCGGCGTGGAACATGCGTGTTCTCGATGCCGCCGTCCTGGCTCTGTCAGGGGCGCTCGCCGTCTACAACGTCAACTGCCTCACCGCAGGCAGCTGCAACACCTGGGCTACCGTGGTGTCCGTCTCTTTCTTCCTCATGACGATCCTGCAGCTCATGGCGCCGCGCGAGGGTCTTGAGGGAGAGGAGGAGATGCCCAAGGAGGAGGAGGTGATCGTCACCGACAAGGAGGAGGTCACCGAGGTGCCCGCCGAGGTCGAGGTCGAGGAGAAGCCCGCCGCTCCGGCCGCCGAGCCTGCCCCGATGGAGGCTAAGATGCCCGCCGAGGCCAAGCCTGCCGCTGCCGCCAAGCCCGCTCCCATCATCACCACCGATGAGGAGTTCGAGCTGCTCAAGGCTCAGCTGATGGCGTAAAGTTCACTGCAGCTTCATAGAGATCAATCCCGTGGTCAGCGACCGCACAACAGGCTAGCGAAGACGCCTCGAGCTGCTCGAGGTCTGGCTTGTAGCCGTAGGGACTGGTAATGAAACATCCCTTTACGTGTTTGAATCCCCAAGCACGCAAAGGAACCCGAGGGATAGGATCGTTCACATCCACAAATCGGAAACTGTTGTCGATCACAGCGTCGAAGAGGTTTCGGAAGTGTCCACCTCCAACCCGTGGCGATCCGTAGGTCACGCAGTAAGTCTCCACGTCACCCTCCACATTCTGCTCCACGTCCAGGGCACAGAGCGTAGAAAGTCCGCCACCAAGTGAGTGACCCGTGCAGACCACCTTGGGGTTCGCCATATACCTGATCGTGTCGATGATTAACGTTCGACCACTCATGTACTGACCCAGGAAGCCAGCATGAACCCTGCACTCGTCGGGCAAGAACGGTGTCTTCACCCGAAAGGTCAGAAGGTCCGTGCATACATCATTCAACTGATCCGTCTCGGTGCCACGGAACACCACCCACGTGATACCGTCTTCAGATTTGATGAAACAGTCCAGACCGGTCTCATCACTGCTGATGGGCTGAAAACCATCCCGACACATTTCAGCCTTGTCGTAAGATTTCTTGCAAAGAGATGCACACTTTCTAATGATTTTCCTGGATTCCTCCTTCATCTTTATACTTGGGTGGCATTTTCTTCATCTGAATCTGTCGCCACTTCTGGCTGACGAAGCCCCTGAAGAGTCTGCGCCACCCTCTGCTCCTCGAACGTCGGTGGGAATACCTCGGGTCCGTCCGAAAAGGTCACACTGGACGTCCCAGGCGATGGCGGTGGCACGTCGTAGTTAATGTTCTTGGTGCTGAAGAACCGCGACGCCGCCCTCTTGATTCGCTCCGCGGAACTGACCTGGAACTTCTCATGAGCCTCCTCGCTGAAGGGTGTGATCTCGCGGATGTCAAGAATCTCGGGACGCGCGAAACTGTGTGCCTCCTTGGGAAACCGCTTTTCGAACATCTTCAAAATGTCACCGGGAATAGGCGGACTCTGCTCTATCAGACGGTCCATATCGAGCTTGGTCATATTGATGTACTCGTGCCCCGACATTGACCTCTCCTCGGGTGGCAAACTCAACTCCAGACGCATGTGACGCGACATCTTCCCGTATGTTGCTGCACTCACCCTGTGTGCCTCCATGAGCTCGTTCACTTTGAGGAACTGAGCGATAGTTGTTGCGATCGCTGCAATAAGGTTAAGACCACCAATAATTAGGGGCACGGTTGATTGTGTGTTGGAAGGGAATGTACCCTGGGCAAAATTTGCAGTCCCAGTCACCGTTGAAATGATGATGATTGGAATTGTAAAGCGCATACTCATCTTTTTGTATTTCTGATAGGACGTGAAGTGAAGAAACCGATAGGTCGCAGCGACCTCTCCCCATATTTTGAGGATGCCTGCCTGCTGTGGATGCCAATCTGCTTCACTTACCATCTCTATCATAACTAACTACTTTCTTCTCATCTGCTCCTCTCCCTTGTTCACAGGTCGCTCCACCTGACCGTAACGCGAATCAAGACAGTTCTTCGCGTAGGCTTCCCATCTCTCGGCCCACTTGTATTCACCCTGAGATCGCCAGTGGTTGGCATACTTCTCCGCTTCCTCCGCCTCGCGGATCTTTTGTGGAGTCGGTGGTGTGTATCTTGTCGGGGGTCTTCGCATTTGTCTTCTTTGTCTCCACTTCTTTAAGTGCGTGCTCAATGATATTGTTCTGAATGCACCAACGAACAAAGTTCAATTGACCGATCGTGGTCTTTATGTTCTCGCCGTTCACCATGAAATCGATGCGCTCCGTTCGACAAAAGGGATCGAATAACTTTTTGCTGTAACCTTCCAGCGTCGATTTGTACTCAATGTGCACTGTGAATACGCGCCCAGAAACCTCTTTCTGGTAACTCACGTTGTTCTTTTTTGCGTAGTTAGTCACGAACCACTCAATGGTCCGAAGAGAAATACCGTTGATTCGGTGATTGATTATATCCAGTAATTTTGAACCGTTTTTGGGATCATCGTAAAACCGCTCAAGACTCTGGAGAAGAAGTTTAGAACGTCCTTCCATACTAGTAATTAGATGCGTTTATTCTTTAAGACCCGAACGAAGGCATGACTCGGTTCGGTAAACTGCTCCGTCTCGCGTTGTTGTTTGTCATCTGCTCATAAGCCGTCGGCATCGCATGCTTCTCGCAGTATCCACGAAGGACGGCCGGCGTGGAACACTTCTTTTCGCGATTGTCCAAGTGACAACATGTGTACATGCACTGGTACTTTGCCATCGTCTTGTACATGTCCTGCTTGTAAAGACTTGGATTGTCCATGAGTAACGCTTTTATGGCATTTTCAATACATTGATCTGCATAGATCTTCATCTTGCGATCCACATTCGTTTGTAACGCTGAAAATTCACTTGTCAAGTCCATCTTGTCTTTGTTTGAGTTATTCTTTTAAAAGTTTATCGAGCGTTAGATGTAATACTATGGAACGAGCATGGGAACTGTTCTGGAAGTTGGATCAAAGGGATAAAATGATCCACGTCACCAGTCCATCTGAGTGGGTCGAAAACAAAGACCACTGGACCAAGACCTGGCTCGAATACAAAAATAAGATACCAGGTTTTATGCGACCGTTTATGTTCATGAACCCTTTTTCGTTCTACATGGAATATTGCTATAGGATGGTGTCCGAGTCAAACGAAACTCTTCGAATGCCACTTGTACCTCCGGAGTCTGAGGTACTCTTTGACGGCTGCACCAAAAGTGAGCAAACAGAATCGCGTCCGAGATGTCGTGCCATCGAGAACTCGTCTCGGGAATCGTCCCTGGATGACGGTGACGCGCCAGAGCCAGACTTCGTTCCTTTCGGCCCTCATAGTCCAGATGGTTCATCGTGAAGTATGCATGAACCGAGTTAGGGCTCACCAGATGCGCCTTGCGACGATATTTAAACAAAAGCAGCGATTGTATTTCAAGAAGACCGCCTGGTGGCTGCCGTTCTAGCAGGATGACGTCCGCCTTTTCGAAGATCGGATGATACTCCTGTATAAAGTGAGCCACCAGGTCTGCCATCTCATTTGTGTGCGGTATGTCACACTTGTGAAAATCCACCCGCTTGTGAGGCATTTCCGTCAAATCAACCTTGTGCCACTTTTCTAGTTCAGGGAAATGTCGGGGATGCTCGTCCCACCAAAATTCAACCATACCAAGGTTCTTCAACCCAATATCGATGGATACAATGTTCATCCATATTATGTTCTTTAATTTCTTAATTGATAGTAGATGATAAAGGATTTGTTCGAGGAGAAATATGGCATCAGCCTCGGAGAACGACTGGGCACTGAAAGCAGTTACGGCGTTGTCTATGTGATGCCCCAGAAGTCAAGGATCGTCAAGATCTTTTACGCCAAGTCCGATGATCACGCCAACCGTGAAATTGCTATCAGCACCATCATGGGCGAAAACGGTATCGGACCCAAGTTGTACAACGCCGGAAAGATGAAAGAAGACTACTACTACATGGTCATGGAACGCATCTCAGGCGACCTCTTAACGATGCCAAGGTGGATGCGTAAAAAGTACGAACCCCAGATTAACGATCAGATTCGCAAACTCATGACCAAGATGCACAGTCTCGGATTCATCCACGGCGACCTCAAGTGGGACAACATCGGCTACAAAAACATGAAGCAGGCGGCACCCAAGATCTATATCATCGACTTTGGTATCTCCATCAAGTTTCCTAGGGACATCCGAACCAACGTCAATATCACAGAAGGAATTGCCCGCGTCTATCGTGGCGTCGGGTTCAGACCGCGAAACTTTGTCAAGTCCCCGAAAGATCTCAGTGGTGCACTGAAACGCGCCATGGAAGAAATCAGACAGAGCAGCGTCAGACGAACCAAAACCCTGAACGTCGACAACATCATGACCGCTGCACTGAACGTTGTAAACAACAAGCCCTTGAGGGTCAGTATCCCCAAGGATAAGCGCGTCCCAAGTCTCCCATCCAAGAAGAGGATGGCGTTGAGTCCAATTGATCCACCCTACACCGAGATGTTCAATGGAGGACCGCCGGTGGTACGGGTTCCGCCTCCGAGGAATTATGACCCCCTGACCTTGGCCAACGAACTCAATGAAGTGCTTTCGGTTGCACTGGATCCCAACTGGAAACCATCGACGCCCAACAATACATTCGACCCCAACGCCTACCGACCCTACGCGCCACCGACACCCCCATTAAAAGAAATGTCAGTCAATAATAAGATGCCCAATGCCGTCGAAGAAATGCTGAAAAATAACACCATGGACGCCAATCAAATTCGCAACGTTGCCAAAAACATTGTGAGTATGAATTCTCTCCCCGAAAACAGCACGATTACAGTTAACATCAATAAAATTAATAATATTAGAAGGTCACCCACAATCCGAAATGATGCGGAACTCCGCGAACTCATGGACGAGCTTATGTTTACCTACCTTGCCCTACTGAAACTTTCTTACATCAAATCCAGGAAAGGTAAGTTGTCCGATAAACAAAAAGCAGATCTGGCTATGCTTCGCCGAGGACGCGACATGGTCCGAAAGCGCATCAAACGCCGCTTGGACAAGTACAACATCAAGAACGTTGAAATGTTGTAATTAAAAAGATAACTAAAATTAGTTAATATAATGTTATTTTTAGAAGCATTGACACAAATGAATGATGAATACTTATGTCACAGAAATTCTATGTTGGAAACAATAACATATCCTGCTGTAAACGGTAATCAGTACATGGTGGATAAGGCAAAAATGAAGTGTCTGAATACAATTCTTGGTCACAATGGGAATATAAATCATATCGAGTTGAAAGAAAGTAACATACACGGTCTTGGATTATTTGCAAAGGAGCCAATTAAAAAAGGTGATTTCATAACATTTTATCCAGCAGATATTGTGGCGTATGAACCTGGTAATGGATTTGCAGCAATAGGGTACTCTCAGAGATTTCTAGAACTTCATGATAACCCAGATGAACATATAAAATCTTGTAACAGATACATCGTGACTGTTGATAATTTTTATTCAATAAGCGCCAGCAGAATATTCGATAATGACTTGGCCTACGCCGGTCACTTTATTAATGATGCCTCTTCAAAGAAAATGTTAGAAGAATATTTAGAAGAAATAAAAGAAAAACAAAACTGCGAATATGTAGAAATTAGACCAAATAATCTGCATGTTGGAATCGGGGCAATCAGAGATATAGAGCCCGGTGAAGAAATATTATCAAGTTATGGTTTCAACTATTGGAAAAATATTTAACAAATATAGAGATGTGTATGGTGACCACTGCCCGTTACACACAACCCGAGTTAAGACACGCCATGGAAACCCTCGACGATGAGGTCTTCTATGCCGTGTATCGGTGGATCATGGAGAATGATACGGAGTTCGATAAGATGGGTGTGGAGATGCTTGGCATGACCAACTCGCAGTCCATCGGGATCGCGTCCGAAGTCATCGAGGCGCTCCTAAAGTTCTCCCAACACACCTGCCAGGAAGATATTAAGGACTATACAGCCAGTCTGGTCTGCTTCATCGACTCCGCAGTCTACGCCCTCCTGGTGAATGTCGACAAAGAACGCTTTGGTGCCAGAAGGTTCGCCAAGTTCATTTATACCACACTGATGAATGCGCTCAAAAGGGATCTATTGGAAAATCTCTATGTATTAATATAATGAGCCTCGAGAACGTCACCTACAAGGATACGACCCCGTTCGTCCCTCCGATCACCGGTGGAAAGGTAATTAAGGTATATGATGGTGATACCTTGACCCTCGCCACCACCCTGCCCTTTGAAGGTTCGCCCCTTTACCGCTTCTCGGTGCGCACCAAGGGCATCGACTGCCCCGAGATGAGGACCAAGAATGTCAACGAGAAACACTGCGCCAAACTGGCCCGGGACATGATCCGAAGCAAGTGCCTCAACAAGATCGTCGAACTCAGGAACGTCGAATTGGAGAAGTATGGCAGGATTCTCGCCGACATCTACGTAGACGGTGTGGACGTCAAGACCTTCCTATTGGAAGCCAATCTGGCCGTGGCATACGACGGAGGCACCAAGATCACACCGGATAACTGGCTGGAGTATTACAATCTCAAGAACGCCGTGCCCTAGGACGCAAGAACCAACGGGGCGCGGGACTTCCGACTTCGTCCGTTTCTCCCCACACGCCTATGCCAGCGTCCTTGCCGTTCTCGTGGAACCTGTGCCACCTCTTGCCGTTGAATTCCAGGTAGTCTGTGCAGCCCTCGACTTGCTTGATGTCCCCCTTGGTCGGCATTTTGTGATCTGCCCTTGGTTTGAAGATTCCCCTCCCTGAATGAAAAATGACCTATACTACTAACCTCTGAATGCTAGACGTTCCTCTTGTCCAGTTTGATCGGTTCACTATCAAAACAGATAAACTGTCTTCTTCCCATCCAAGAAAAGTCCACCACGTGTTTTTAGGTCTAATAAACACCTTTTGATTTTCTCCAAAAATGATTATCTCTTTTGACGTCTCGCATGCCAACATGGTGCCGTCAGGAGACCACGCCACCTTAACGTCCCAACCGTCTATGTCGGATAATGTGACGCGAGTACAATTGGTTTTAAGGTCCCAAATTAGTGTCCCACATGCCAGTTGCTCGCGACTCGGATGCCACGATATACTGGTAGCCCAATAATCGGGAACATGTAAACTGTGAATGCATTCAAAAGTTTTCGTGTCGTAAACACATAACTCACCCGATTCGTTTGAGTAAGCGAAACACGTACCGTCGGGTGAAAAACTGACAGAACATATCAAAGCATCGTTATGTTTATCTATCCTGTGAATAATTTGTCCCTCTGCAAAGTCCCATAATAGTATAGATTGGTCGTGCAACCCCGTCAAAATGTACTTACCGCATGGACTCCATGACACGCTCCATCCGGCTTCTCCAATTCCTCTCAATATTCTACTAGGTTCGCTGCCTTCAACGTCCAATATTCTCATGAAGTTTTCACCTCCGACCGTTGCTATGTAACGTCCACATGGACTCCAGCACATATCATACAAACCCCTTTCGTAACTCCTGAACCATCTAACTTTTTTATTCGATCGCATATCAACAACGACTATCAAACCACGTTCACCAGGCTCGCTGTATTCGAGAGATGCCACTAGATGCCCACCATTGGGTTGCATTCTTGGATGTAGGAGCCTTCCGTCAATATACTTTATTTCATCCCTAGGGATCTTGTAACGCGTAAGTTCGTGCTTGTTGGCCAGATACATTTCCCATGTTGATCTACAAGTAGATGCCAAACTTGCCACAGAGTGATGACTTCCATATCCATTGTCATGGAGAGATCTCATGATGTTCAGGCTGGCAGGAGAGTTGAGAACTTCTTCCATTTTTAATAGAATGTATGTTATTTTTAATGAACAAAGCACTGCTACACCGTGAACTCAATGGACGTTTCAAGCGACCCCACAGTTGCTTCAAACTTGCACTGATTCATGCCTTGGAGACATGCGAACCCGTCGACTTTGTCAGGGTCTTCAAACTCAATCGGGCTCCGGTGGACGAGTGGATACGACGCCGCGCCTACCCGAGCCTGGAACGATTCTTGGACTTTCACCCGGACATTGAAATGCTTTCACCAGACTGGTTCACGTTCATGATTAATGCCACATGGATTATGACCTGTCTGAACTGGATAGAGCCAGACGAAGACGGTGCCTCATTAAAACTTCATCACGAATTATAGTTTAATGAACGTTGGTCACTTTGTGTATCTCATGGAGAAGAAGAGATGGGCACTAGGTCGCCTAACAGATTCCGATGAGTATGTACTAAGGAACTTGCGACTCACCCCTCACGATATGACCATCGACGAACACATTGATATCTTCTCTGCCCTTCCGCGTTACATAGACAAGTTCAACCAAACCATGACGCGAATGGCAGCGTGGACTTGGTTTACCAGGAAAGAAAAATAGAATCAACTTGTAATGGGTGAATTCAAGAAGAAACCCAACTTTGATGCACTCAGGGGTATACCTGCATACATCAAAATGGTAGAAGATGCAATAAATACACTATTGTCGTTTAAAACCAAACCTCGTCCGAATCATATGCCCACACGGTATCCAAGTCAGAAGGATCCACAAGAATCCCGTCGATAGAGTAGATCACGACCGTGTTGAGTTCTTTCTCGTCGAGTTTCCTAATGTCCATCGCCGGAATTTCACCCTTGTCCGCCTCGTGGCAGGTCATGAAGAGGTCGCCACCCTCGTATTCGAACACCCATCCATATTGATACTTGTCCTTCATTTTGCGAACCACCATCTCAGTGCTCTGCGCCTTCAAATTCATGGTGGTCGGAAAGAATTCGTGAGCCCTTTTTTCAGGTTGGAGATTTTCAAGCAAGGTCACGTGAGGAATCTGCTTCGCGTTGTATTTTTTCTGAAACGTTCTGGCTCCAATCGGAACAGCCCAAAGTGATAACATGTTTTTTACTTACTATTGAGTTTTTTCTTTAACGTCCCTCATCCACCGATACTTTCGACGCATCCCTTCGAGTATCTCTTCCGGTGAACGCCTCGGTACTGGTGGACAATCTGTTGGCTTGGGCAACCCCTCTGCCACAACCATGCTAGAGATCGCCTTGGCAAGCTGTTGATTAGAAAACCCCTTACTTGGTGGGACGTTGAACATCCCTTCTGCTAGTATTTCTGATTTTTATCTTTAAACCCAGTGAAGTTGAAAAATTTATTCAGGTGAACCATTTTTAAAGGAGAGGGCATCTACAAAAACAGCAACAAGCGACCATGGACATCCTTCCTCTTGACCTCCAGTGCGACATTCTCAAGCGGGCCACCATCTTGGACCTCAAAGAGAACCCCTTCAAGCCCAAATACAAAGTAGGTTTCACATTTGGCATCAATGCAGTCATCACCCTCGAGTGGGACAACGACCTTGTCGAGAGCGATCCCTGGGAGTTCTTGGACATGATTAGACACTACTATGACAAATCGATCGAGGACTACGAGGATCTCATCATTAGAATGGTCGAAGATGAGAAGAAGAACTACGAGCCCCACGTGGGTCTGGAAGGTCAACTGTTCTCACGCCTCTACCAGGAGAATGAGCACATGCTCACCTTCAAGTTCTTTGTCAAGTCAGGTGACACGGTGCTGGACCAACAGGACCTCGAGTTCTTCAAGTCCATGGAACCCCATCTGGACAAGGGCTACATCATGTATCAGCTGGTTATGCTCACCCAGTTCCTCAGGGACATATACTCCATCGAGTTCCTGGAGAAGTACCACGAGTATGTCATGCGTGAAGAAGGCTTTGATGAAACTGAGTGGTAAAGGTAGCATGGACACCTTGCCGTCCGACCTGGTTCACAACATCTTCACGAGAGCATGCATGATGGAGATGGAAGAAAAGTTCCCACTGAACTACCGATTCAATACAGATAACAGCGAGATTGAGTTTAGCTCAAACGATCTCGTTGTGAGGAGAGATAGGGTCATCGCTGACCTTTCAAACTTCGTCTACAATCACATCTTCACGTCCATGCGACTTCCGATTCTTCACTTTGAGAAACGCATCGGCAACAAGGTCGTTTATTCCCAGCACGTCCATCTTTGGAACGATGAAATCATACAAAGACACACCGGAAAGATCCCAAAGTCACCCTTGGAATCCTACCTGTGGAATATGATGATGCTTATTAATTAAAGAAACTAATAAATTATTTTTATTAAAGATGGATGTCATCGTTCCTTTTGGTAAATACAAAGGTCAGCCAGTAACCAATCTTATCAGCGATCATAAATATGTGGAGTGGTTAAAGGATCAAGATTGGTTTTCAAAACATAAAATTTACAATATAGTAGTTAATCAAAATATAAATACAAATCAAGATAGTAAAACACCGGCTCACAATCAGATTCAAAATCTATTTCTAAAAGAAAAAAATTGTATGAAAATTTATAAAACATTATATCCTAATGCTGACGATACAATGCAAAAACACAAAAATCAAGTTAGTAAAATAAAAGAGTATTCAAAAATCCCAGATTTTGATAATTATTTCGAACTTATAGGAGATGATAAATTTTATTGTAGAGCACGATTTGAAGCAGAAAATAATTGGGATGTGGAAATTAATGTTGGCACTTTTATTGGACGTCCCTTTTGTATAAAACCTAAATATCCAGATAAGTTTTATGAAAATCAGTTGCATAAAGAATATAAATACAAACCTTTACGAGATGAATTTCATAAAGAACAAGAGGAATTTTCAAAGAAACATTTCAAAATTGAAAAAGCACTGATAATAAATTATTATTTTTATATAGAAATTAAACCAATTTTAAGTGATGATTATCCAAATGTCCTAAGAAAAATGATCCAACAAGTTGATTTTTTAAATAAAAAACGCTTTAATAAATACGATAGAGAAATAATTCTTCTCGTAAAGGATTTCTCATCATCTGTAACTTCTAAAGATGAATTGGTTTCTATATTCAAACAACATAACATTAATGTGTTGTTTGTAAAAGATTTATATGGTGATGTTAAACTCTTGACAAACATCGAAGAAACAATAGAAAGTTTAAAAGAACGTATAAGATTTCTTGAAGAAGAAAATGCCATGCTTAGATCTAATATGTAATTAAAGAAATGGTTACCTAAGTGTTTGTGTCTCTCGTTAGCTCAATGGTAGAGCGTCCGACTGTAGTGTCATGTCTGTCATCGGCAGGTTACTGGTTCGATTCCGGTACGAGAGAAGCGGTCCCCGTCCATGTGAATTAAAGGAGTGTTTCTACCTTTATCCACAGAGATGATACTCACTCCCATCGCCACCGGTGGATTTTCCAAGGTTCACCATTATGTTGATGGTCATGGAAATCGGTTTTGTTGCAAGGTCACTCCGAAGAAACACCGAAAACAATTTATAAACGAGTTGGATATTCTCACTTCGTTTCCACCCAATATCAGATTTCCACACGTCTACGATCACTTTGAAAACAGGGATAATAGTTACATGGTGATGTCTCTTTTTCGTGGAACCAAGGTGAATAATCTGGACAAGTATACCGAAAATACACTTCGTTCAATCCTTCGTGGTATCGCCAGGTGTCTGATTCTGTGCCACGAGAACGAGGTGATTCACTTGGATGTCAAGCCACAGAACTTGATGATGAGTGACATGTCTGAAACGGCACTCACCAAGATGATTGACTTTGGCAACTCGGTCCGTGGAACCTGCGTCGAACTCAAGTCACGAATAGGAACCTTGGAGTATATGTCGCCAGAACATCTGACTTTCCCCTATCGTGTGACTCCGAAGAGCGACGTATGGGCCATGGGCGTCATCATGTTTTTGATGGGTTCGGGACAGATGCCATTCAGTACCGAAAATGATTACATCAATGATGTGATTGACAATATCAAGAAAAAAGAACCGAACTACAACTGGATCGAGTCACCAGAACTAAAAGAACTCGTCAAGTGGATGCTCATGAAGAATCCCGAAGATCGTCCAAACGCGGTGGATGTATTGAATCACCCGTATTTGAAAGGGGATATCTGGGATCGGTATGAAGGAAAACTTTACCCAGATGAGCGCATCGAAAACTTCAAGCGCCCAAAGAATACCTTCGTCTACTTCGGGCAAGGACTCGCCTTGTAACCGAACTTGTCCGCCAGCCAGTTGCGATCCGCGCAGAAGACCTTGGAGGACTCGGGCGCCGTTGTGCGCGTGTAGACCATCAGTGCGTTCAACTTCCGGAAGAGAGCAAGAGGAGTCTCCTTGCCTTCCCGAAGTACCCGCATCAGAGCCCGGTGACGCGCCAGCTCTGTCATGCTCACCACATCCTCATAGCCGAACTCAGACAGTCCGCCCTTGCGCAACTTACCGATGCCTTCGCCTGGTCCCTTGAACCCCTTGCCGGGCCTGCCGACATCCTTGATCATCCCTGGAGGCACATAGGACCCCTTGACCTTGGTTCCGTCTGCACGCGTGTATGCCTTCCGGTAGTAACCGGCACGTTCAATCATCGCCATGTTATTATCTAAGTAGATTATAATATGAGTTCGGCTCTGAAGATCAAGTCCAAGGGAGTCACCAAGACGCGTCAGACGTCCAAGAAACCCAACCTCTTATCAAAAAAATTCAGTAAACTTACTTTATCAAATTCACCCATGAATGTGAATAATAACATTAACGTCAATAACTTGATTGAGCGTTTCAAAAAACTAAGCATCAAAAAGGATGGTCCATGGATTGTGGCGAGCCAACATTCTTCGCTGAGGCGAGATGGACAACTTCGCCAAAGTTATAGATACTTTGAAGGCAAGCCTTTCACCACCAATGCTTTGTATGCAGAGGAACGCGTTAGACTTGACGTGACAGCCGAGCGCTACAAACTTGGAAAGCAGGAGAAACTTGACAACGACGTGATTCTCAGCGTGGCCCACGGAAGGCAGATGCTCGACAAGCGTTATTTCACAGTCCCGAGCGACACCATTGTCATTCTGTTGACTTACCCGGATCATCTTCTGTATGCATCTCAGAACTGGAGAAACTTCCTCAATCCCCTCTACACCAGAAGGGGTCTGGACGAGCTATTCTTGGGTGGCAATCTTGAAAGGACACTGGTTTTCAACCGCGAAAAGATTGACCACGTTCAGGTCGATATAAGGATTCCAGGCGATCTGTGTGAAAACTTGGAACTTCAATATCAAGACCCAGAAAGATTTCCTCATCTGGGTGTCTTCAGTCTTCCATTCCAAAATCCAAGGAAGGGTGGTATCGCCGATTTTGTCGTGACCAAAGGAAATGACGACTGGCCGGGAAATGATTACATGCAGTTGAACGCGGCAAGGAGAACGCTCGATGGATTGGTTAAAAATTTCAAGGGTAAGATCATCATCGTGAATTCGTGTCGCGAAAAGAACGAACCTATGAGCGTCTAGAATAAAATATCACCAAATACCAAATGTCTCGCCTTCGTATGATGTTCGATAATCTTTCCGACCAGGCCAAGTTTGCCCTGCTCGCCGGTCTCCTGCTCCTCGTCCGCGAGATCGCGATGACCAAGTCGCTCAACACCGCGGCTGCCACCGGCATCCTGTCCATCTTCGGGACCATGGTGCTCTCCACCTACGCCGTGGACTGCTACTCCAAGGGCAACTGCGAACTCCTCGCGTGGCTCGTTTCGGGCTCGATGTTCATCTCAACGCTCGTGTTGTTCATGAACAATAACAAGTAAATTACCTCTTTAACAAATATTTGACATAGTCGCGTTGAGCCACGTAGATCGACGCGAGGTAGAAGAATACTCCCATCGTCAGGTGTATCCAGTGAGGCGGACACGTGACGCCGGGAGCAAGCGTCGCCACCAGAGCGCAGTGGGTCGCGTGGGGGAACAGACCCCAGAAAAGTGCGTTCAGAGCCAGGAATGCGAGAAGGAACATACTTACCTACTGGCACTATTATATTTCGGAGTAAACAAACTCTTCAGGAACTCCTGGCGGGTCATGGGTGGTGGTATGGGAAAGTTGTTTGAACTATTCAAAATCATCTGCATGAAGTCAACTATGTTCTCCTTGGGTTTGAGACCTTTGAAACGCGCGTTGTAGGGCACCACCTCGATGGCATATTGTCCGAGTGGACTGCCTTTCATCTTTGTCACCCAATTGACATCTCGACGCTCCCACCCCATTCCCAATCTGTTAGTGAGAACCTCTTTGTAACGTTTCAACAGACCCTCCTTGGTCAGATTGTTTTGACTAACCGGAGAGGCAAATCCCCAATCAATAATTTTTATAGTATCAGTCTTATCGTCATACATCGCGTTATTTCCATGCGCGTCAAAGTGACCGATCCCACACTTCCGATGAATCGTCTGTAACGCCTTGATGTATGCCCTCATGGCTTTTTGAAAAACACCCTTTCTGTTTGATGTGTACCAGTCCCAGATGCTTTTGCCAGGTACATTTTTCATCAAAACCCAATTCTTGCCGTAGGCGAATATCTTGGGAGTGAGAGAGCGATACCTCTTTGTGCAGTTGTAAACCATCCGCTGCATTCGCACCTCTCTCAAAAATTCTTTGACATTTCTATTATTAATTCTGCTATTTTCTAAAATGTCTTTCTGAACTTTTAAAATCTTGTCTCCAGAACTCAAAATAATGCCATAATTACCTTCATTAATAATTTTCCAATCACCTAGCATGCTTCTATCTAGGTCCAAAAACCCCATTTCATCTATTGAAAACCCAGACTTCTGTAACTTTTTGACAAAAGTGGTCATCTTACTTATGAATATTAAAGAAATAAAAGACATGATGATTAAATGGCAACGCGTCGCCTCCAAAACGAGTTCAAATTCATTCAAGACAACCCCATGGACTTCTGCACCATAGAGCATGTTGAAGATGACATATTCACCTGGAATGGGAAGTTCGATGATGACGCCAAATTTCAAATCAAATTTCATGAAGATCATCCATATTCGCCACCAAAAATACTAATAAATGACAAGCCATTTTGTTACAATGTATTTGACTGGTCACCTGCCATCAACGTGGAGGGATTAATTTCTAATGTGTATGTGCTTCATAGTGATCCGCGTCTGAAACGCAGGGAATGTCGTGTCCCTTAAGCCCTAAACCACTAAAAATAATTCAGGTTCGCCGACTTCCGCAGGATGTCCAAGTTACAAAATGGTTCACGCGAACGTCCGCAGGCTTGTCCTCAAGTCCCTTGACAGCCAAACGCCGGAGTGTGGCATCTGCCTGGAACCCTTCACCCACGCCGATGCCACGGTCATGGAGTGCTGCCACGTCACCTGCAAGGGCTGCTTCCAGCAACTTAGGAAAAAGGAGTGCCCCTTCTGCCGCCACAAGTTCACCGCGCCCAAGCG